ACGGCCGGTGGGCGCCGGGTCAAGATGCTGTGGCAGCATGATCCGGCACAACCCATAGGGGTCTGGGACGAGGTGCGCGAGGATGGCAATGGCCTATTCGTGAAGGGCCGCATCCTGGCGGAAGTGGAAAAGGGTCGCGAAGCAGCGGCCTTGCTGACAGCCGGAGCGATTGATGGGTTATCCATCGGCTATCGCACGCTGCGAGCAGAACGCGACGGCAAGGGCCAGCGGCTGTTGTCGGAACTGGAGCTTTGGGAAGTGTCGCTTGTGACCTTTCCAATGCTTCCCGAAGCGCGGGTAGCGGCAAAAGGTGATGAGCCTGTCGAGACTTGGCGCGATTTGGCGCAGATCCTTGAAGACGCGCGCCGAAAGCTTGCCGACCGCTAAGCGGCCCTTCACGACTGAAATCCAGAGGAACATCAGATGACCGAGACTAAATCTCGGGCCGGGGAAGTCATATCCTCAGCCCTGCATCCGGGTGCGGATGTGAAATCCGCGATGACCGGGTTTTTGCAAGAGATGACGACCTTTCACACCGAAGTGAAAACTGCATTGCAACAACAGAAAGAGCAAATCACCATGCTGGACCGCAAGACCATGACCTATGGGCGCCCTGCCCTGTCTGCCCATACCGACACCGCAGCGCCGCACACCAAGGCTTTTGACGCCTATCTTCGCTCGGGCGATGATGACGGGCTGCGCGGTCTGGTGCTGGAAGGCAAGGGGTTGAACACCGCTGTGAATGCCGAAGGCGGTTATCTGGTGGACCCACAAACGGCGGAAACCATCCGGTCCAGCCTGAAATCGACCTCGTCCATTCGGGCGATTGCGAATGTGGTCCGGGTTGAAGCGACGTCCTTCGACGTGCTGGTTGACCATTCCGATGTCGGCTCTGGCTGGGCGACCGAAGCGGGAACCCCGGCGGAAAGCGCAACGCCGGTGATCGAGCGGCTTTCAATCCCGCTGCATGAACTGAGCGCGCTACCCAAAGCCAGCCAGCGCCTTCTGGATGACAGTGCGTTCGATGTGGAGGGCTGGCTTGCCGGCCGCATCGCGGACAAGTTCATGCGGGCGGAGGCTGCCTCTTTCGTGTCGGGCGACGGGGTCGACAAGCCGCGCGGATTTCTGGCGCACGGCAAGGTGGCCGACGCAACATGGGTCTGGGGCAGTCTGGGCTATATTGCGACGGGGACCGCAGGCGATTTTTCGGCCGGCAACCCGGCGGATGCGATTGTCGATCTGGTCTATGCGCTGGAGGCCACCTATCGCGCAAATGCGACCTTTGTGATGAATTCGAAAACCGCAGGCGCGGTGCGCAAGATGAAGGATGTGGATGGCCGGTTCATGTGGTCCGACGGCCTTGCGGCGGGCGAGCCGGCGCGCCTGATGGGCTATCCTGTGCTGATTGCCGAGGATATGCCCGATATTGCGGCCAATGCCTATGCCGTCGCCTTTGGCGATTTTGCCGCCGGCTACACGATCGCGGAACGTCCGGACCTGCGGATCATGCGCGACCCTTTCAGCGCCAAGCCGCATGTTCTGTTCTACGCCACCAAGCGAGTGGGGGGGGATGTTTCCGACTTTGCCGCGATCAAGCTGCTGAAATTCGCGGTGTCCTGACCAATACCGCGATAGCCCGGCCCTGAAAAAAGGGGTCGGGTTTCGGGCGCGCGTCCGGGTTCGGCCCAACCCGTGTCGTCTAGCTGCTCCCTCCGTCCGAGCGATGCGGGATGCGCGCCCAACCTGTCAGGGGGGTCATGGAGAATTCAAGATGATGTTGATCGAGCAAACGACGGTGCCCGAAGCGGCATTGCCGGTTCAGGCACTGAAGACCCATCTGCGGCTTGGCACCGGGTTTGCCGATGACGGGATGCAGGACGGCTTGTTGATCGGCTATCTGCGGGCGGCGATGGCGGCGATTGAAGGGCGAATCGGTAAGGCTTTGATATCGCGCAGGTTTGCGTTGACCCTGGACGGATGGCGCGCGGGTGATGTGCAAGCCCTGCCGATTGCACCGGTGACAGAGGTGGTAACGGTCATGGTTCAGGACCACGACGGGGCGCAGGCGGTCGTCAATCCTGCCCTGTATCGCCTGATGCCCGACACCCATCGCCCGAGGTTGCAATCGACCGGCTTCCTGCTGCCTGCAGTGCCCAGCGGGGGGAAGGTGGAAATTTTGTTTGAGGCGGGTTTTGGGCCGGAATGGGCGGCCGTTCCGGCAGATCTTGCTCAAGCTGTGCTGCTCTTGGCGGCCGAATATTACGAGATGCGCCACGAGGGCGGCCTTCGGGATGGCCACGGCCTGCCCTTCGGAGTCGTCACATTGATCGAGAGGTGGCGCACGGTTCGGGTGCTGGGCGGGGGGGCGAAATGACGGCTGTTCACCTGAACCGCGCCTTGCAACTGGAGACGGCCAACCGGCTGCCGGATGAGATGGGAGGCTATGCGGAGATATGGGCCGCACTTGGCACGGTTTGGGCCGAGGTGGTGCCCGGAACAGGGCGCGATGTGGCCGGGGAGGAGATGGTCCTGTCCTCGACCCCCTATCGGATCACGGTGCGGGGGGCCCCTCACGGGGCGGCATCGCGCCCCAGGGTTGGTCAGCGCTTTCGCGAGGGGGGCCGGCTGTTCACGATCCTTGCTGTCACCGAACGCGACAGGGCCGGACAGTATCTGTTGTGCTTTGCACGAGAGGAGTTTTCGGCATGAGCTATGGCATGGCGGCGGCATTGCAGGCCGCGATCTATGGGCGGCTGGTGTCGGCACCCGACCTTGCGTCGGTGCCGGTTTTCGATGCGATGCCGCCAGCCGGAGGGACCGGAACCTTTATCTTGATCGGGCCGGAAGAGGTGGTGGACCAATCCGACCAATCGGGCCGAGGGGCGAACCATCGGATTGTAATTTCTGTCATCAGCAATGCGACCGGCTTTTATGAAGCAAAATCAGCGGCAGTGGTCGTGTCGGATGCCTTGAACGAGGCCCCGCTGACCCTCGCCCGAGGAAGGCTGGTCAGTCTGGCCTTTCAACGTGCGGTCGCGCGGCGACTGGATCAGGGCAGCGTGCGGCGCATTGACCTGCGATTTCGGGCGCGGGTGGAAGAGTGACCTCGCCAAGGCCCCGCGGGGCTGGGCGGCCAAGAGCGGTGGACCCGCTGTCAGAGTTTTCAGAATCGGAGATGACCCATGGCTGTGCAAAACGGCAAAGACCTTCTTATCAAGCTGGACATGTCCAGTGACGGCACCTTCGAAACCATCGCGGGTCTGCGGGCGACGCGGATCAGTTTCAACGCGGAAACGGTGGATGTGACTTCGTTGGAAAGTCAGGGGGGATGGCGCGAATTGCTGGCGGGCGCGGGCGTAAAATCTGCGGCAATCTCTGGTTCGGGGGTGTTTCGGGATGCCAACACTGACGCGCGGGCCCGCCAGATCTTTTTTGATGGGGAAATTCCGCGCTTTCAGGTGATCATCCCGGATTTCGGGGTGGTGGAAGGGCCGTTTCAACTGTCGTCCATTGAATATGCCGGCAGTCACAATGGCGAGGCGACCTATGAGATGGCGATGGTGTCTGCCGGTGCCCTGATGTTTACGGCGCTGTGATGGCCAATCCGTGGACAGGCGAAGCTGCGCTGTGGCTGGATGATCAACGCCATGTGGCCAAGCTGACGCTGGGCGCTTTGGCTGAGCTGGAGGAGACGCTGCATTGCGGCACCCTGATCGACCTTGTGGCGCGGTTTGAAACCGGAGTTTTTTCAACGCGCGATGTTCTAGCGCTGATCGTGGCGGGGCTGCGCGGCGGTGGCTGGCAGGGATCGGCGGCCGAGCTTCGTACCGTGGAAATTCGCGGCGGGGCCGTCGAGGCCGCACGGGTGGCGGCAGTTCTGTTGGCGCGGGCCTTTGCCCAACCGGGGCAATGACGGGTCTGGATTGGCCCGGACTGATGCGGGCCGGGCTTCAGGGTCTGGGTCTGACACCCGATGCGTTCTGGCGGCTGACCCCGATGGAACTCCGCATCATGCTGGGTGTGGACAACGCCACCCTGCCTTTGACACGCGCGCGTCTGGACGATCTGGCGCGCGCCTTTCCCGATGTGAAAAAGGAGCCGGAGCATGGCAGAGAT